TTGATATCCAGTGCTACCACGGATATAGACATAGTTTCCCGTTGTTCCACTATTAATTACATTAAGGGTTCCCGATACTGTACCTGAAACACCCAAAACTGCTGATGGATTTGTTGAATAAATATTTACAGGAAGCGGTGTGCTTTGAGAAACGCGAAATGCTTCTGCACTGGTTCCCCAAACCATTTTTGCTAATTGAATGTGTGCTGCGTATGCACTAATTCCGTTGACAAAAAGATAATCAGTTGCTATGCTGGCTGTATTACCAGAAACATCTATTGTCAGATCTCTATCTGTGTCTGCCATTAAGAATCTCCGTAGTAGTAAAGTATGTATAACTATAAAAATAGGACAGTAAATGATATTCGATACCGATAAACAACAGTTATTTTGTAAAAACGTAGAAAATCATGTAAAACGGTGGAATTGCTCGTATCTTGAGGCAATACTATCGGTTGGAGAAGAAATGAATATAGAGCCGGAAGTTTCTGCTAAATTTCTGACGAAACCAATTATAGAAAAGGTTCAAGAAGAAGGCAGGCAGATCAATCTTCTACCAAAAATTAAAAATAAACTTCCAATCTGACAAAAATGTGTTATAATTACTATTGTTCGTGGCGGGTAGTTCCCGTCTAAACTTTTAGCGGTGGGGAGTTCCCACAAAGGAAAACTATGTCATCATTTAACGATTTTAAGAAGAAGTCAAAGTCAAGTATTAGCGATTTAACCAAGGCTCTAGAGAGCCTTGATGGTAAGAAGGATTATAAGGATGATCGTCTATGGCGTCCGGAACCAGATAAGGCGGGTAACGGGTACGCAGTCATTCGATTCCTTCCTGCACCAAAGGACGAAGAACTACCATTTGTTAAGATTTATTCTCACGCATTTCAGGGCAAGGGCGGTTGGTTTATTGAAAACTGCCTAACCACAAATGGTGGCAAGTGTCCTGTGTGTGAACTAAACAATGAACTGTGGAACAGCGGAATTGAAGACGATAAGAACATTGCACGAAATCGTAAGCGCAAACTCACTTACATTTCGAACATTCTTGTCATCAAGGATGAAGCAAATCCACAAAATGAAGGAAAGGTTTTCCTTTTCAAATATGGAGTAAAGATCTTTGATAAGATCAAGGAAGCAATGTATCCAGAGTTCAAGGATGAAGAAGCAGTAGATCCATTTAACTTCTGGACTGGTGCTGACTTCAAGTTGAAGATTCGCAAGGTTGCTGGATATACCAATTACGATAAGTCAGAATTTGCTCCTGCATCGCCGCTATTTGGTGGTGATGATGCAAAACTTGAATCACTTTGGAATAAGCAATATCCCCTCAAGGAATTTGTAGATCCAAAGAATTTCAAGGAATACAACTCACTAAAGACTCGTCTATATGAAATTCTAGGCGACGACATTCGTTCATCTGCTATGGAAAACGAAAGTCGTGCAGAGGATGAGTCAGAACAAAACCCTTTTGATGCTCCCAGTCGCAGCAAGCCTTCTCCAAAGAAGCAAGACAACTCCCCCCCTCCAACGGATGAACCGGATGAGGAAATGGATACATTGTCCTACTTCCAAAAGTTGGCTGAAGAGTAAAAAAATCCCCGCGAAAGCGGGGATTTTTGTTTAACCATATTCTCTTCTAAAATTAGGCAGCATGAATGAATCATCTGCTGTTTTTCTATACACATCATATTGATAAGAAATATTAGTGATGCTAACAGGTGCTCCACTGCTAATGGTGTTTACTACGGGTGCTTCTGAATTCTTTTCTTTACTACCGGCAAGTGCTCGTATTCCCATGCCAAGAAGACCGCCTCCGGCCATTATTCCTCCTACTGCGCCCAATCCCTGTCCGAGGCCGGACGCGACTCCACCTATTGCAGAACCAATACCACTAGCAATACCACCTATCGCTGCTCCTACTCCTCCTGATTCGGAAGATGGTTCCTGTGGTTCTCCTCCTTCTGTATCTAAATCTTGGTTTCCTGTTGATTTTAACGAAGAAGAAGTCATTTGTCGTGACTCCAAGAAAGCATTACTAGATTGTCTTGCTTTATCTAATTGAGCCATTTCATCATTTTGCTGAATTCCTCCAGATTCTGGTGATGTTGCCGGAGAAATGGAAACTCCACTGCTTTGAGAGGTGGATGACATTAATGAGGAGGCTTTATTGTTTTGTCCCGGATTAGTACCATCTTTAATTGCATCTTTAACTGCTGCTTTTGCCTTCGATACTACATTTTTGATTCCTTTAGAAATTGCTTTAGCAGATCCTTTTGCAGCGGTTCCTGCAAGTTTTCCTATCGCACCAAGAAAATGAGCAGGAACTTCAATAGACAATTCATTATTTTCTGCTTTCACAGGATTATCAATTTGTTTATTTTCTATCATTTTTAATACTTGTTTAGTATCATATTTTGGTAAAACAACAGAAGAAACACCGCCAAGAGCATCTTTTGATATTATATTAATCTTAGATGTTTTTGGTTTCATGATTGAGTATGATAATTTTGGTTTTTCTAACGGAATTACACTACCAGTCGATATGTCTACTTTTTCTTTTCCTGCTTCACCAACTAAAGATAAAGTTTTATTTGAACCATATGTTCGAAGGGGCATTAATTTTGCCCCCTCAGCGCCTCCAACCATAGTCGAACTTTCACTAAGTTTGGCAGATACTGTGTTCTTTGGTAAAGAAATATTTTGGCTTTGTGTTGGTCTAGACTCAACTTTGAATTGATTGTCAGAATTTTGTGTTGGTCTAGATAAAACAGCAAAACTTTGTAGAATATTTTCTTTTAATTGACCTTTTTGTATTAAAAAATCAGCAGAAGGAATAAAATTTGGAACAACTTTTGGTGTTGTTTTTGTTTTATTTTCATTTTTTGGTAAATTTACCAAAATGTTTTCTGCTATTTCTTCATTTTTGTCCTTTTTCAAAAGTTTTGGAAGAATTTCTATAGTTTTTTGAATAAAATTAGCAGATTTTCCATCTTTTTTCAAAAAAGGAATCGTTATCTTATTTTTTTGTTTCTTTAGAAACTCTTTTATGATGCTTTTGTGGTCTTTTTTCATTTATTTCATGCTTTCATTTAGTTCTTCTATATGTTTTCGCATCATTTCAATGAAAATATTTCTTTCCCACGGTATCATGCGCTCAATTTGATCTATCGGAACTTTATGTTCAAAGAAAATTTGAAAATTTATCTTAAAAATCCCTCCAAGATCTACATAACCAAAAATAATTCTAAAAAATCAGAGAATCCTCTCAATTCTATCTTTCTATTGACTCCATCTTTAGTGGTGTAATTTATAGTATATTCAATTGTTGGTATTTCTTTTAAGAAGTTCAATAAGACTTTAAATTGTTTTGCAGTTAAAGACTCAACAAACTCTTTTACTTCTTCAAAAGATAAATCTTTAGTTGAATATTGTTCATCTTGAGTTATAACTTCAGAAATACAAAAAACCAAGAGTTCTGTTACTCCACTTTCTTCTTCGTTTATTTCAAATTTGTTTATCTTTAAAAATGTTTCTAAAGTTGGATACATCATAACCAAAGAAATTGAATTATCTAATTTTATGGTTTGTTTACTAGAAGCCTTCTTTTTCGAAATTTTTACATTTCTCAGATCTACTGAAGTTACTACTCTTTCTCCTGTTTCTGGACAGGTTAAGAAGCATTCAACGACTTCCCCTATAGATTTTTCTCTAATTTTTAAGAATAAAATTTCTAAGTCGCAAAATGGTAAATTTTTACAATCATCTTCCGGTAGACCAGTAACACAAGAATTTACAACTTCTTGTATAGTTGTCATTAGGTTATCAAATGAAGAAGTTTCTTTTGCTATTAGTAGATTTTTTTCTTCTCTGACTATAAATGGTCTATATGTAACTCTTTTTTGACTTATAGGAAGTATTTCCGTATATTTTGGTGTTTTTTCAATCAATAATTCTTTGAGCATTATTAAATTTCCTTTATATTATTTATCATGTCAATTCTGTACCAAATGCAGTGGCATAATCGTAGTAATTATAAAATATTTCAACCATAAATTTTACTGGTGTGTTTGTTGCCATATCTTCAAACTTTGAGGGAACAATTTGAATAGGAAAGCATTCTCTTAAATAATAAACCGCACTAACTTTATTTGTTATGTCGATTGCTTCTATTGTTATAGTTCCATAAAATTCATCAACATATTTTACTTTTGATGGGTTTGGTCTTACGGTATTTTCTGGACCAACAAATATTGTTTTTGCCCATCCCTCAAAATAACTTCTACTAACCCAATCTCCCTCGATTATGAATTCCATTAGATTATTTTGATATTCTAAACCAAATGGTATACCGATTGGCGAAGAAACACCAGAAAGCATATCACCATATGATTTTATCTTTTTTGATGGTAATTGAACCATGCTACATAAAAAATCAAAATTAGCATACCCAGGCCGATCAACAAGGACATGGTATTTGGTTGATGTTTGTATTCCCTGATGCTGCTTGATGTACTCCATTATGGAGCCTGGAGTCCCTGCTTTTAACGGTGATGATGCCATTTATTTCCTTTTAAATAGGTTGTTTTCTGTTAAGATAAGAAATTTCCATCCCTGTTTATCACAAAATTTCTTTGCAGAGTCCCACTTAGACCTATTTATTTCGAATTGAAGAACTTCTGTAATAAAAGTTTTATTACTTTTTGATCCTCTTATTGGTTCTTTTGTTTGTTTATCTGGTTTTATTTCGACAACGAAGGTTTCAACTAAAGAATTAGTCTTTACTTCAAAAAGAAAATCAGGGTAATACCGATGTAATGCATTATCGACTGGAGAAATATAAGGTATTTCTAGTTCTTCGCTGCTCCATCGAATAACATTCACATTTTCGTCTAAATATTTACAAAATGTGCGCTCCCAAAGCGACCTACATATAATGTTATTTGGATTGCCAATATATTTTTGTGGGTTTTTTGGTTTAAATTTACTTTTATAAGCCATAGGAGAGTTAAATGTCTAGACGCCCAGTACAATATCCTTCTACTAATAATTATCAAGAAAGAGTTGCTGCTTGGGTGTTTTTTTCTGCACAAAATTTTAGTACTAGACCAGATATAAGATATCAGGGCTTACGGGGTGGTACAAGTCCCGCTTATATTTTGCCATTACAAAGATATAACAGTCCTAATAATATTGGATATGAAGAATCAAAGCCTGGGTTTTTGGAAAATATGTTAATGGGGGTTCGTGATGTTGCAAGTGGAAATGTGGGGGGACTTACTAGACTTTCTAAACTTTATATGAATATTCCTGTGTTGAAAGGTTTTTCTTTAAATAATATTTCAGATGTTCTTAGTGGAGGAATGGGAGCAGACAGCAAAGAAATAGACATATCTGAAATGTCCTTTACAAAAGCCCCAAAAAGAATTCACGCTTTTGGTTTTTCTCTATATGCAAAAAATAAAACAGATGCAGAAAATATAGATGAAATTGTAAATGGATTTCAAGCAAGAATGTATCCACAATTTTTTAGTGCGGCACTAGACAAAGCAACACCACCACAAATGTGGACAATTAAAATACAACCAAATGGTGGAACTAATGGTTCACAAGTTTTGGATAACCATATAAAACCATGCGTTTTGGTTAATATGACTGCAACTAGAATGGATCCGAGTTCAGTTGTTCTCACAAGAGATAACTACTTTTTGGGTATAGAATTAACTTTGGCGTTTACAGAAATAGAATCAGCATATAGATCTATTTCTGAACCAGATCCCAGAAAATTATATTCTAGAAATGAAATATCGCAGGCACAAGGTATATGAGTTACTTTCAAT